CTTCTTCGCTTTCCCCAGCTTGTTCACAAGCCTCAACGAACTTTAAAACTCGCTTGAAATTAGTTACAAATTCAGCAGTTGTCCAGCTTAAATCTTGCTCAATATATAATCTAAAAACATTATTAAATACCATTCCAAATCTTGCACCATTTTGAAATGTTGATGTTCTTTGCTTTACTGCTTGTTCTACTGCATTATCTCTTTTTAAAGCCTCATCAAATTCATTTACAGGCTTTTTAATACTTTCATATACAGGTTCAGATGGATTAGTAACAGTATCTATTTTCCAAAAATGTCTAAGTTGTCCATCTTTGTCAAATGACTCATAAGATAATTTAAAAGAATCGCCAACTGAAATATCTTTTAACTTCCTATGTAAAGCATCAGTTGCATCTAAGCTATGTAAAGCCCCATCTAACTCAACTTCATATTTAAACACATTAAATGATTTTCCATTCCATTCTTTTTCTTGATATTCCCCATCACTTTTAAGCCTCAAAGTTAAACTACCTTTATTGGCTTTTAGATCCTTTAGATTTATGAATTGCATTTCTTACTCCTTTACTCTTTATGTTCAGCTGATGTTGGATTCGCTGAAATAAACTTTATTTCTTCATTAGGTTTATTTTTAGAATCCTCAGCCATTTGGTTTTTCTTAATTTCAATATTACTTCTAATAGTTCTTAGTTGATTTCTTAGTTCATTTTCCAGTGTATTATTATGTGGAGTTCGTTCTAATACCTCTATTAATAACTCCAATTCATCTTGTGTGAATTTAATTGTAACTTCAATCACCTTTAGCTCCTTTTGGTTTTTTAACCCAATAATGATCTATGTATTTATCATCTAATCGTTCTTCTATTCCTTTTGCTTTTTTACCATAATGATAATGGGATGGTTGCAATGTAACAATAATTTGTTGTGTATCCTCATCTACATAGGTTTCCCAAGTTAAAAAATAATCCTCAGCTTGATAACCTATTACATCTTTGAATACTATTGGTGCATCATCATCAATTAGCTTATCATCTCTAAGTTTCTTTAAGTCATTGAAAGTCAATTGGCCAGTACCTCTATCATTCCAATAATCAGGATTTTTTTTCAACAACTTTT